TTGACAACAACACGAGCATGATCTCTAGCAAGTGTATTTGTTGGAAGACCCAACTCCATTGTTCTTATTTCAACTGCTAATTTTTGACTAGGATCTTTACTACCAAAGAATAAATCAACAGCAGTTACAAATGCACCAGATTCATCAGTTGTAAATGATTGTGCAAGAGGATCGCACCTTCTTCTAACTATCACAAGAGTACTTGTAAACGTATCCACTCTACCTTCTGCCTGATAAGTAGTCTCACCAGAACTTATTAATAAACTACCAGGTAATGGTTCTGCATTTACAGAACTTGATGTTAGTTTAAATGTACTAATACCAGTTCTAAACCTTAATGGTGGTGGTGGATTTGTTAATGGATCTCTAAAGAAGAATGACCCAAAAAGATCCCCATATGTATCTGCAACTAATCTTACATTTTCTACATTTGCTTGTGCGCCACTACTTTGACCCAATAATATTGTATTGTTAGATGGTATATACCCAGAGAATCTTCCTTGAGCTTCATCTGCCAATGATAAAACATCAATGTTTAAAACACTCGTTGATGCAGAATATACAGAACCAAGTGATACTGATGTATTAAATGGATTCGCATTAAATGTTTCGGTAGGAGAATTTATATCTCCTAACTTATGATCTTGTTGAGCAATTCTGAATATTGCAACACGAGCACCAGTAGAATCATAAGCTTCTACAGTTTCACCCTTTTGGAATATTCCATTTACCATTGATATTTCAAGAAGTTTTGGAATAATATCAATCCCACTAACACTATCAAAGAAAGGATAGAACCTAGCAACAGGTCTTAATCCAGATGCATTAAAAGCAACGTTTCTAGATCTTATATGAGTATCAGGTTCTTGATTTGTCAATAATCTTTCAATAAACCTTCTATTACGACTTCCTGTTGTTCTTCTTACACCACCATCAACTTCTATAACTCTAACCCAACTATCACCAAATGGTTTTAATTCAATATTTCCAATAAATTCAACCATGTTAAATGGGTTAACATTTTCAACTCTAGATGCTAATGGTTGATTTATCCAATCAACTTCTTCATAATTTAAAGTAATTAAATCACCAGTTTTCTTAACATTAGTATCCAATAATTCAAGATCCTGAGAAAAATCTGCAGTATCAACATTAGTTGTTAGATTTAGAGCTAACTCTGGTTTCATCGACCAGAAATCTAATGGAACATTTAATTCTCTATCATCAGAATTAATACTAATTTTACAATCTGGATCATTCGTATCTAAAAGATCTATATTTTTGAAATCATCAACAAAGAATCCAGTTTTAAATCTTGATAAACCATCAAAATCTTGAACTTGTAAAGTTTTTGTATCAAGTTCTAGTAAACTCAACGAAGTAACTTCCTCTAAAACATCTATTCTATCTTCAAGTCTACCAATATCTCTCATAGTATATCTGACATTATCAGCAACTTTTACAATTGCATCATCAGGATCATACAAATAAGCAGGTAAATCAATAGTTGCAATTTCCATTGCTTCACTAGTGCTTGGTGGAAATGCAGGTTCGGTTGATGATGTTCCTTGAATTACTGATAGATTTCCTAAAACATCTAAAACTACTTTATCTCTTCTAGGTAAGTAGAAATTATATCCAAGAATCGAACTCTCATTTGGAGTCACAATAAATGATGGATTAAAAGTACTTGCAAAAGTTCTATTTTTAAATGCAAATGGTGATTCTGCACCAGTATAAGTAGAAACTCTTGGTCTAAAATCAATAGTATCGGTTACTCTTAATTCATTCTTTAATAATGGAATATCATTTGAGAATCTCTCTTCATCATATGATGCAACTGTGTAAAAATCTCCAGTATCATTATCAGGTAATACGTACTTATCAAATACAACTAAAACTTTTCTAGTTGCAGGTGGGAAGTTAGTTCTCCTTACAAGTCGAGAATAATCATAGAATTGTTCTCTTTGCCCTTTATCAAGTTCAAATCTATTTGTTATATTTAAGTTATTTCCAACTGTTATAAGTTGTAATGTTGTGGATATATTTGATTCTTCAAAATTACAAACTTCACCTATTGTGAATTTAGATGGAGTAAGATATGCTATTTCAACTTCGGTTGCAGATATTAATGAAGTTATTTGTGCTACCGCATCACTACTATCACCAACTATTCTTTCACCTACTATTGCTGTAGTATCTAAGTTTAGACCACTAGGGAATGTTAATCTATCAAGTGTTGGTGAGTTTTTGTCAATTGACTCAAAAACTCCTATAACTTTTGCTACATCGGGAACATTTAAAGATATTTCTCTATCTTCTACCCTTAAACCATATGCAGTGGACTTATCCATTCCTGTAAGAGATGTATTAATTCCAACAGCGGTCTTAAGAACTTCTAATTTTTCACTTCTAATATAATTTTTTTGCTTACTCTTTAATGATTGTTTCTTAAGAGTTGTTGATACGACAACATTTGTCTGACTAGCTGTTAGTCCATTTATAGTGACAGATTGACCATTTGCACCTAAAACAAATTGATCTGCTGTTAAATCTGCAATTGTTCCATTTGAATAATGAACAGAGTATCTTTCAGCATCAAAACCATCATAAAATGCACTTGAAATACCACTGGCAGCAAGATCAAATGATAATATACCAGATCCATCTGTACTTTCTCCTGTTATATTCGCACTAACAGTTAAATTAGCAGTTGATAAATCAATATCAGATACATTTTTATTACCTAATTCGGCATATAATCCCTTATTTTCATTTAAATTTATATTAGGTACACCAAATCTGAATGTAGGTGCAACTGATGCACCAGTTGGTAAAGCACCATTACATACACCTGTAACATTATTGACAGCAGCTAGAGTTAAAGAAAGACCATTTGATGATACACTTGTAACTCTGTTAAATCTTTCTGTTGCCTCACCAGTTAATTGATATCTAACAACAGTATCTGTCTTTATACCAGTAAAACTTCTACCTGCACATGTAGCAATACCAGCAGCATTTATATTTAAATTATCAGTAATACTGAAACCAGTTGGTACTTTACTCTGTAAAACTGTATCCGCAACAAAATCAGAAGCATATCCAGATACAGTTGATGCATCTTGATATACTGATTTAACATCCTGTATTCCAAAAGTCCTAACAGTTCTTATTGATCTTGGTATTTCTGAATCTTCATTAATAATTATTTGCTCTCCTTGTACAAATACACCAGTAACTTGAGTTAATTTAACAACTGCACTTGCACCACCTGCTGCTATCGCATATCCAGTCGCACCACTACTTAATCCCCTCACAAATGATGTGTCAGGAAGTTCAGCATTACTTACAGCTTGATTAAGTTCTAAACGAGTGAATGTTTGCATATCAAATAAATGCAAATCCCATTCTGTAGTATCGTTTTCATATGATGCATTTGAAACAGCAAATGAATAAACTCTTGCTTTACCTACTAATTCACCTGTTCCAGCAGTATTTGAACCAGTTCTTTGATTATATAATTCAACTACTTTGGTATCATAGTTAATATTTGGTACAGGAGCACCAAAAACATTATTAACTCTTAAAATAGTTCCCATTTGATATGGAACTAATGACGATCCTACTGTTTGTTTATCCCTTGGTTTTTCTACATCTATAATTGTTGAACCACTAAGATCTATATCATATCCTTTTACATATGCTTTTCCTGGTGATACTTTTACACACATTAAATCATCAGATGGTGTATTTTGTTGATCAGTTACTTCATTTGACCTAAAAATACCTTCATTTGATATACCATCATTTAATGAATTAAACACTTGAACATCAAATGGTGTTACTGAATAATTTCCAGATTCATCAAATGTTCGTGTAGCAAAATAATCTCTTATTAAAGAATAGTCTGATTTTTTGACCATCTTTTTAATTTCACCTTCATCTAACCTTAATAGTTCAATGAAGTTTGTATCATTAAAATCTGTTAAACTTTTCTTTCCTAATGTTGTAGTTATTTTTAATCTATCCGCACCTGGAGCAGCAAAGTTTGAAAACCCTCTTGCATTATCATATAAAGAATCATCATCTTTAGCAGTAATTAATTGCTCATCAATGTTTAAACCAACTCTGTATGATGGTCTATTTGAATAAGGATCTAAAACAATCTTATCTGTAGATACATCTACAAAAGTTCCTCTGATAAAATATGTTCCAGAAGATATTCCAACTGCAGACCCAATTGCAGAAGCATTGGTATCTACTAATTTAAGAACTGTTTCTCCTTCGTTAATTGCAGTATTCCCATAAACAAATGATTCTTGAACTATTAATTGTTCTCCATCATCTAAATTTGATATTTCGTTATTATCACCAGATTCCAAATATTGTACATATATTGTTAAATCATCTATCTCTGCACTCGTTCCTGCTAGTTCATAACTATCAATTGTTAAAATAATACCAGAAGTTTGACCTTTTAATCTTAATCCAATTAATTGGTCCAAATATAATGTAACTGGGATACCTAAATGACTGTCTAATATCCTTACTGAATGGTATTGCTGGTCAAAGTTTATATTACCAGGTATCACCATAGACCCATCTTTAAAGATGTGACTACCAAATGTTTCAATTTGATTTTGTAAAGAAGATTGTAGAGTTGTTAATTCTCTTGCTTGTACAGGAAATCCTGGTTTGAATAGGACTTTGTAAAATTTATCTTCCTTATTAAAATCATCATAATAAGGACTTATATTTAAATTCGTTTTTTGTGGCATTTTTTAAAATTCCAAGATGATTTTAATGTCTTCCTTCTGTCTAGCGTTTCTAGTCACTAGTGGTCGGTTGTCTAAGTAAATTATTTCACCCGACTTTTTATTTATCTCAGGAGAAGCAAGACCATTTGTGAAGTTTACTCCTAATGAAATAACTTTATTACCAGATGGATTTGTACTTATTCCAGTAAAGTTTTGATCTACAGTGGCAGAAAATCCACTTGTAGGTGCAATTATACTTTCTGCAGAAGATTCAAACTGTAAAACCTTAGATCCAGTCGTAATTCCAACATAATCAGTTTGATCAGCACTAGTTTGATTAAAAAATAGTGATCTATCTTGATAATACTTAATTACGTTAGTATCAGTATCATAAGAAACAATGTATCCCTCGGCAGTTCCACCAGTAACAGTTTGCTTGATTTTTTCTCCTATAGTTGGAGTTCCAGTTGGAGAAACAATCTTTATAGCATTGACAGATGAAAAATCATTTGCAGTAAAAGTAGAAGTAGAACCAATAGATGTTGGATTCTTAATTACACTAATTTGTGCAAATTTAGTATCTGTTGGGAAATCTTTTGTTGAATCGTCAAATCTTGCATATACTAAAATTTTATCAGTACCCAATTCCTTGTATAAATCATATCCATGACCCCTTGATGGTGGAATAATTGGTATTAATTTAGCAAAATTTCCAACAGATACACCAGAATTTCCAAGAGGACCTAAATCTACCATTCCGTAAGTATAACCTTGACCACCAGAGGAAACAACAGTTTTTATTATTTTACCATTACTATCTGTGTCAATAATTACCTTTGCACCTGTTCCATCACCAACAATATCAACTTCTCTACCTATAATATTCTGAGAGTATCCAAAACCTAGTTTATCAATATAAACTTTTTTAATTTGGTTATTGTTTATAGTTGAGTCACCATTCTCTCTTACAGATTGTATTTGAGTTTCGGAAGAGGTTGGCCAGTCACTAGGAACTGAAATATATTCAGTTGAATCAAATTTTATAATATCACTAGGAGGAACAGTAAATAGATACTTCCAAATATATCCGTCACCACTTTCACCTGCTCTTGATGGTTCTAAATCAGTAAATAAAGGTTCATCTTGTGATGCGTTTCCAGTAGAACTAATACCAGAAGAACCATTATCAATACAGACATAAACATCAAAATTTTTATTAATTACGTAATAACTGGAATCATATAATCGTGTTGAGTTTGTAATTGGTGAAGGATTCGTGACATTATAGTCATGACGATACATTTCATATCTTGTTCCCTGTGTCCAGTTTCTTCTTGTTATTAACCTTCTTATATTTGCACTAGTTACCTTTTTACCAAATATCTGAGTATCTCCAGAATGATCTATGTAATTAAAATTATCTGTTGGATTGGGTGTGTCAGTATTCCATGAGGTATCTCTACCAAAACCAACTGCAAGTGTTGGATTAGCTAGACCTAATGTAATATAATATGAATTTGTAGAGTCATCCACTGTCTCTACAAAGTTATTTGCATTTAGAATTCTAAATTGATCTGTTACAATTGCAGACATATCATTAGCTTTTTTCTATATTTATACTACCCAAGATCCTTTCTTAATGAACCATTGTCCCTAAGACCAAAATCTCTTCTCTGGATAGATGGGTAAGTTGATAATCCAGAGCCTATTGTTAATCCAGTAACACCTATTGATACGGGATTTGAACCTCTAGTAAACCCAGAGAGTCTTCCCCAAGAGAAACCACCGATTGATGAACCAGAAGTTTCTATACCAGTGGTATTAACACCAGTCATTATATTACATGTAATAATACCAACACCAGAATTAAATGCATTTATAAAGTAGATATTATCAACACATGTAGTTCCAGTTGCAACAACAGTAGAGTTATCACTCACAACTGAGGTAACACCATGTCCAACTTGTGTACCAAATATGTATATAGGATAACCAACTTTTAAATCTGTAAGAACTGAATTTGGATTATTTGTCAAATCAGCACTTATATTAAATTTAAGTGCAGTTGGATGTCCGATTCCACCAGTAACACCTATACCTGTAATAGCACCATCAAATCCCTCAATGGTAGTAATAGTGTCAATATCCTCTTTTATTGCATTTGGAAGTGGTGCTAGAACTTGTGGAACAGCAATGCTAGTATATCCAAAACCAGGATTTGTTATTATTGTTCCTGTTATCACTCCATTGGTAATTGATGCGGTTGCGGTTGCAGTTGTTCCAATACCAACTCCTACAGCATGAGGTGCAGATATTGAGATGGATGTTGTAGAACCTACGTATCCACTACCAGCATTTGTGATAGAAAGTGATGATATCG